ACATGGCCCCCGAGAAGCTCGAAATCCACATGGATGTCCTGCCGACCCAGCAGCACGCCCTCCAGATCTCGGCCTACGCGACCCTCGGGTTCATGCGCCGGTTCGAGAAGGGTGTCGTCATGATCCCCTGTGACCGAGACTGATCAACCTCAACGCTGAAAGGACACCATTATCATGGCCGACAAAAACACTGACTACTACCTCGACGCCCTGGAGGAGAACATTCGCCGGGATGCTGCGCCGAACATGGCTCCGCTCTCGAAGAAGCTTCGGTATGCGGAGTTCAACATCACGCTCGAAACCAGTTACATCGCCCAGAACGACAACTACGTCCTCGGGAAACTTCCGTGCGATGCGCTTATCATCCCCACTCTGTCGTTTCTCGTCGGGGTGTCGGGATCAGTGGGTGGCGTGTTCACCGTCGAGAAGGTTACCGCGTCTGGAGCGTCTCCGACCGCCATCGGGGCGTCCGTCACGATTGCGACCGATGGGACTCCCGTTGCCCTCGGCGCGGGAACTGGTCTCATCTCGACCTCGGACTACCTCCAGCTCACCATCAACACCGCGACGGCACTCGCCAACGGTGACGTGGTGAAGTTGCTCGTTGCCTACGTTCCGAACAACGACGTGGTCAACTGACCCACCTCACGCCCCGGACCAGGCTTTTACCTTGGTCCGGGGCTTTCTCCTTTCAACCGCGGGATCGTCTAGCCTGGCAGGATACCTGGCTCATAACCAGGCGGCGCGGGTTCAAATCCTGCTCCCGCAATCCTTCCGGCAATGACCAACACCGATCTCGCGAACATGGCGCTCTCCCGGCTTGGGGAGCCCCGCATTACGGACATTGCCGAAAACTCTCCTGCGGCGATTTCCTGCCGCGAGAACATCGAACTGGTCCGCGACTCGCTCCTGCGCTCTCACCCGTGGAACTTCGCCATGGGTAGGGCCACGCTCACCGCCGGGGCCGCTCCTCCCTTCGGCTGGGAGTATTCCTACCCGCTCCCCGCTGACCTTCTGCGGGTTCTCACGTTCAACGGCGTGCAGGCGGCCATGTGCGCCGCCGACTTCACCATCGAGGCCGGAAAGCTGCTGGCCCACGTCGAGGAGGCCAAGATCACCTACGTCCGTCGGGTGACCGACCCGACCCTCTTCGACCCGCTCTTTGTCGAGGTGCTGGTCCTCCGTCTCGCCTCGGCCATCGCCCTGGATGTCACCTCCTCGACCGAGAAGCGGGACGCCATGGAGGTGCTGGCCGATCAACGGATGAGAGGCGCGACGTTTGTGGATGCCGGAGAGCGCCGCGTCCAGCTCGTCGACGGGCTCGAAAGCGTGAGGATGCGACATTACGGGACCGTGGGGGATTGCCTCCAGAGCCCGATTTGGTCAGCCGGGACCAACGGATGGTCGCCGGTATTTGCCTCCGTCTCCCACAACAACGGCAAAGTGTTGCAGATCATCAACTGGATCGGAGGGAGTGGCGACAAGCCTTCGACCGGGTATGTTGGCGCAAATGGCATCGTTTCCAGCATCAATGACGCGACCCTCATCCCTGACGGATTGTCCGGGAGTCAGGGAGAAGACGGATGGACTCCAGTTTTTGCTGTGGAGTCCGATGTCGAGCGGCGCGTTTTGAAAGTCGTTGATTGGACCGGCGGGCAGGGAACAAAGCCTGACATCAATGTATGGGTGGGGGCGAGCGGGTTCGTGACAAGCATCGCGTCTGCGGTCAACATTCGCGGGCCGCAAGGGTTGTCGGGACCATCGGGGAATTCGATCACCGGCCAAACAGGACCAGCCGGACCAGCCGGACCAGCAGGACCAGCCGGACCAGCAGGAGCGGATGGGGACAGTGCATACGAGGTCGCGGTTGCCAACGGTTTTGTCGGAACGGAAGAGGAGTGGCTCGACTCGCTGATTGGCCCGGTGGGTGACGCAGGAGAAGATGGGTGGACTCCCGTTTTTTCCGTGGAGTCCGACCTTGAAAGGCGCGTTTTGAAAGTCGTCGATTGGATTGGCGGGCAGGGAGCAAAGCCTGACATCAATGTATGGGTGGGGTCAACGGGCTTTGAGACATCCATCGGAAGTGCCGTTGACATTCGCGGATCTGCTGGCGCACAGGGAGCGCAGGGCGAGCAGGGTTTGCAAGGTGTGCAGGGGGATCAGGGTGTGCAGGGGAATCAGGGACCGGCGGGTGCTGCGGGACCGAACCAAGTTTCAACTGCTACGTCCACCGATATTTCCGGCATCCTCAAGGGGGCTAGCGGATCGGTCGCTCAAGCTATTGCCGGGACTGATTATATTGCCACAAACGACTCGCGCCTTTCCGACTCCCGCACGCCAACCTCGCACGCTCATGGGAACATCACCAACGCGGGCGCGATTGGTTCGACCTCCGGGCTGCCGATCAAGACCGGCGCGTCGGGAGTGCTTGAGGCCGGCGCTTTCGGAACCTCTGCGGGACAGTTCGCGGAAGGAAACCACACTCACTCGGCCTTCACCGGAGACTCCGGCTCGGGTGGTGCTGCGGGTTTCGTTCCCGCTCCTGCTGCCGGGGATGCGGTGGCTGGAAAATACCTCGACGCGGATGGGACGTGGACGGTTCCTCCGACCGGGGGAGGGGTTTCGGACGGCGACAAGGGCGACATCACCGTCTCGGCTTCGGGGGCGACTTGGACCATCGACAACGACGCGGTCACCTATGCGAAGATCCAGAACATCTCCGCGACCTCACGAGTCATCGGTCGCAAAAGCAGCGGCTCTGGCGATGCCGAGGAATGCACGCTTTCGGAAATCCTCGACTTTGTCGGCAGTGCGGCCCAAGGGGACATCCTCTACCGCGGTGCATCGACCTGGACGCGACTGGGCGCTGGAACCTCCGGCCAATTTCTTCGAACGAATGGAGCAGCGGCAAATCCATCCTGGAATTCCGTTCCCGTCGAAACCGGAGTAATTACCTCGAACTATACTGACTCGACCGGAACGCTTGGGAACGTCACCGGAATGTCCTTTTCCTTGGCGGCAAACGAGCGTGTAACCGCAATCTTTTCGGGATTGTGGGGCACGCAAACGACGAACTCGGGATTCCGTTATGATATAACGGGGCCAGCATCGCCGACCTATGTGCTTTACAACGTCGCGCACGGAATCACGCAGACCGCGTTCCGTTCGGGCGATGGAGCGACTGCATTCAGCACTGCCTTCGTCGAGGTGAGCGGTAATACCGCGCTGTACCTGCCTGTGACAATCCACCTGCACGTGGTCAATGGTGCCAGCGCGGGAACGGTTCAACTTCGCATGGGCGGCGAAACTAACGGCGTCACCTTTACCCTCTACCAGGGCTTTACCCTTCAGCTTTTCCGATTCTGATGACAGCAACAACCCACGATATTCTTTCTTTCGCATGGCCCAATCGAGGTGGGTGGCGAGTTTTCGGAGATGACATTACCGCCGGGGATGGCGGGCCAGTCCCATCCATGGCCGAAATCGAAGCGCATCGCGAAGCAACAGAAGAATCGCTAGCGGCGGCGCAACAACAGGCTAGCCTTCGACGCTCCAAGCTCGCGCAACTCCGAGCTGATTGGAAGGCTCTTCCCGATTTCATCCGTGGCCCATTCCGGGATAAATTCGAAGCAGCCTCAAGGCTTCTCGACGAGGGCGACGACGCGGCGGCAATCGCGCTTATTGAATATGCCGATTCGCCATCCTCTTTTACCTCTGATCAAATCGCGACTTTCGCCGCGACAAAGGCAACGATGAGAGCAGGCATTGAAGCTATGTCCGCATGACCGAAACCGACATTGCCAACCGAGCCCTCTCCCTCCTCGGGGAACCGGCTATCCTGTCACTGGACGACGGGACTGCGGCAGCTCGGGCGCTCGGAATCCACTACGAGCAGGTCCGGGATTCGCTCCTGCGATCCCACGCGTGGGACTTCGCCATCGAGCGGGTCGAGCTGTCGAGGGCCGCTGATGATCCGCCTTTCGGGTGGCAATACCAGTTCCCGCTCCCGGCAGACTTCCTCCGCCTCGAAACCTTCAACATGGTCGAGGCCGGGGCGTGTCAATCGTCCTTCGCCGTCGAAGGCGGGATGCTGGTGACCAATTCCTCCTCGGCCCAGATCACCTATGTGGCAAGGGTCACCGATCCGGGCCAATGGGACGCCCTCTTCGCGGACGTGTTGGCGCACCGTCTCGCCGCCGCGGCGTGCGTTCAGATCACGGGCAGCGATGGCCGAAAGCAGAACCTCGACCGCCATTCAGAGCGCCGCCTCAAGGAAGCCCGCATGGTCGATGCCAACCAAGGCTTGAGGACGCCGGACCCGCTTGAGCGCGGGGCCATTGGACGGAATGTCCGCCCCATGAACGGCGACTTCGACCACGTCAGGACGGTCGTCGGCCCGCCCGGACCTCCGGGACCAGTGGGACCACAAGGACCAGCGGGTGGACCGCAAGGACCGGCGGGACCAGTGGGACCGCAAGGACCGGCGGGGGTGGGCTCGCTTTGGTTACAAGGCGAAGGCGCGCCTTCCTCGGGAGATGGAGGGGAGGGTGACTTCTGGCTCGACACGAACAGCGGCAACATCTACGGCCCGAAGGGCGGCGGCGGGTGGGGAGGTGTGGTCTTCAATATTGCCGAGGGTCAGCAGGGACCGGCAGGACCGGCTGGTCCGCAAGGACCGCAAGGGCAGCAAGGGATTCAAGGAATCCAGGGTCAGATCGGGCCTGAGGGACCGGCGGGTCCGGCGAATTCCCTAAACGTCGGAAATGTTTCAGCGGTGTCCTACGACTCCAACGCTTACGGAGTGACCATCAGTGGAGCCCCTCCAGCTCAACAGCTAAACTTCGTGCTTCCGAGCGGACCTCCCGGCCCCATCGGGGCGCAGTATCAATTTTCAAGCGGCACATCAACTGCCACTGCGTTCAATCGGTTCTTGATCTTCAACAATGCAACCTTCGCGAATATCACCGCGATCCTACTCAGCACGACCGACGACTATCTCATCGACCAGTCCGCATGGCTGGATTCGTTCGATGACAGCAGCAGTGCCATTCGGGGGCAGATCCGCATCATCAAGAAAAATCAACCCGGAGTGCAACGCCTCTTCAACATCACCGGGGCGACGACGAGCATCACCGGAGGCAGGATTGTCTCGGTGACGCCAGTGTCCAGCGTCGGCACGATCAACGCCGGGGATGTCCTTGAAGTGGGTTTCAGCCGGACGGGGGACAAGGGGGAAGTCGGAGCGCAAGGACAGCAGGGGAATGCGGGTCCGGCGGGAGTTCAAGGCCCATCTTCTGGTATTCAACTGACCAGAACAACGGACGGGAACACGAATCCGTTCGGGACGATTTTTTCCGTATCATCTGGGAGTCCGGCACCAGGAATAAGCTTCAACATTTTTTTCAACAGTGCCACGTTCATACCCGCAATCAAGTTGGCAGCGGGCGACTACGTCAACGCCAGTTCGGCAACGACCCACATCTCGTTTGAGGTGGTATCAACATTTGACACAGGCACCGGGGCAATTGAAGTCAGTGCGAAAAATATCCAGGGGTCGTTCGGCTCAATCAACGCCGCGCATGGGTTCACCGTATCAAAGCGAGGAAACGATGGATTCGGAATCCTCACCGGGATGGTGACCCCCTATGCCGGAATGGCACTTCCTGCCGGGTGGCTCTGGTGCGACGGGTCGTCCGTTTCGCGCACGACCTATGCCGACCTCTTCACCGCCATCGGCACGACCTATGGGTCCGTCGATGCGTCGTCCTTCACCCTCCCCGACCTTCGTGGTCGCGTGGTCGCGGGGCGCGACAACATGGACAACTCCGTCGGCACGGGCGGAGGGGACGCTGGGCGACTCACGGCCGCATCTCTCGATGGTGACATTCTTGGGAATTGGGGCGGGGTAGAAACTCACTCGCACTCGATCACGCGCTCGTCGGCAAACACCACAACCACTGGCGGCGGCGCGACTCGCGTCACCTCCGTCACGACTCCAACCGGAGGCGCGTCATCACTCCAGCCCACCATCATCCTCAACTACATCATCAAGACCTGATGAGCATCCACGTCCATCGAAACAGCTTCAACGCGGGGGAACTTTCCCCGCTCATGGACGCCCGTGTGGACGAGGCCAAGCACCCGTTCTCCTGCCGGATCATGGAGAACTTCATACCGAAGATTTACGGTGGAGCCTTTCGCAGGCCGGGGACCATGTATCTCGCGACCCAGCACGCCTTGGCGGATTGGGTGGAGAATGTGAATCCCGACCACAGGCTATTGTTCCCCGATGGAAATTCTCCGCCTCCTCCGACCGTTTTTCGAGCCAATGGAGTGGGATTGAACGACGCGGATTGGGTCGTGGTCACGGCCAAGGTGGAATATTCAACCGCTTCCAATCCGACCAGTGCCGCAAACACGACACAGGGCTTTTCCTCTGGATCGGTCTGGGTGAATCTTTCCACTGGCGCGGTTTACACCTGCTCCAGCGCCGACGGCAGCACCGCGACATGGGTGCTTTCGACGGCGCAGCACAACAAGACTTCGACCACATTCCCGATCCCATCTGACGACTCCGGCGATGGTTATCAAGTCGGTTCTCTTTGGTTTAGCATGGGCAATTTTTACTCGGCCAATTCGCTCTACCTCGAGGATGATGGCAAGACGGTCTACAAGGTGACGTCATCGTCACCGTGGACATGGACCTTGGTCACCGTTCAGAACAAGCTGGATGGAAACGGGCCGCCAACGTCGGCGGATAATAACTCGCAGGGGTTCGTCGTGAACTCAGTGTGGGTTGATGAGCCTGGCAGGGCGGTCTATGTATGCACTGCGTCCAGCGCCAATTCGGCAACCTGGGTTTTGTCCACCGCGAAAAATAATCTGGACGGGATCACCATCCCGACTTCAAGCAACAATTCGTCGCAGGGCTACACAAGCGCCGGAGCTTACACGAGTGAATCGTATTGGGTCCGCAACAACCGGAAACTTTGGAAACGAAATTCAACAAACTCCGGCATCCTCGTTTGGACTGACGTGACCGGAACCAGCAACCTGACCGCGACCCGCCCCCCTTCCGGCGCAGACATCGGGCATCCTATTGGGGATTTCTGGGTTTGGGAAGACGAAGACCGCGCATGGGAACTGACCTCGCTCACCAACCAGGAACCGATCCGCCTTTTCGACTTCAACGTATCGGCCACGACCCGCTACATTCTCGCCTTCGGGGACGGGTATGTCCGCATCTACAACGACGACGGGACTCCGTTCATCGACCAAGTCAATTCACCCAACAACCTTCCGCTTCAACTCGCCACACCCTATCTGGCCGACGACCTCTTCGAGGTTCAGATCGCGCAGTTGGGGAACCTGGCCTATTTCGCGCACCCCAAGTATCCGCCCCAAAAACTGGAGAGATCCTTCCGCGCCGGATTCAACGCGAATACCTTTCAGTGGTCGCGGGTCAACTGGTCTTTCCCCGCCTTTCGAGACACCAACAACTCCGGCGTCACCGCCGCTCCTTCGGCAACATCGGGAAGTTCCATAAACATCAGCTTTACGGCGGATCCGTTTGTCGAAACCCTCCAATACAATAAATACACCGGGGCAAGGATCATGCTGTCGCAACGGCGTGCGGCGAGCCATGTGAAGCAGGCTCTGGGATCGACCGCAAGCAGCAGTGCAGTCAACATTCTCGGAGCCTACCAGGTCTTCACCTACGGAACTTTCACCGGAACGCTGCGGGTGCAGGCCAAGGACAAGGCCGGAGCATGGACGACCCTGCGCTCGTTTGAGTTCACCGCCGAAACCGGCGGACGGCAGATTGTGTTCAGCTCGGCAACTCAGGAGGCGACCGACCTTCGCCTCGACGTGACCCACACCTCAACGCCTTCCGGGGCGTCACCCGTTGCCTACCTCGAAGCCGGAGACTCCCGCCGCGTCGGCTACGCACGAATCAGTGACGGTATTGGGTTTAACGAATCGCTCCCAGTGGTTGATTGTGCCGTGCAGCTTCCTTTCGACTCGACCGCCGCAACGACCGAATGGGCCATTGAGGCATGGGCTGAATACGCCGGGTGGCCTCGGGCCGTCTGCTTCCACGAACAGCGTCTCTGGTTTGGCGGGACGGAACTCCAGCCGAACACCATCTGGGCCTCCGCCACCGGTGACTACGAGAACTTCCGCCGGGGTGCCTTCGACAATGATGCGCTCGCCTTCACTCTGGCCGCGCAGGAGGGCTCCGCGATTCAAAGCCTGGTGTCGCATTCCAACCTCGTCATCTTCACGCAAAGTGAGGAGTGGACCGCGGCTACATCGCAGCAGACGGCGATCACGCCGAGCAACATCTTCGTCCGGCGTCAATCGCGCTTTGGCTCAACGCACCGCCAGGCGTTCGTAGCGGCCAACAACTTGCTCTTCCTCCAGCGGGGTGCGCGGAAGCTGCGCCAGTTCAGCTACGGACAGGGAGGGGAGGGTGTCGCCAGCGACCTGACCCTGTTGGCCGAACACATCACCCGCTCCGGGATACGGCAGATGGCTTTCCAGCAACAGCCCGACCCGATCATTTGGGCGGTGCGAAACGATGGCGTCCTGCTCTCCCTCACCTACGAGCCCGACCAGAGCGTCATTGCCTGGGCTCGCCACACCTCCGGCACGGGGCTGGTCGAATCCGTGGCGGTGATCTACGGGGACGAAGGGGACGCCGACCAGGTCTGGCTGGTCGTCAACCGGGGAGGGACTCGCCTCATCGAGCGGTTCGACCCGGACCATTTCGCGAAGCTCGACGAGGACAACGCCGACGAACTGGTCTACGTCGATTCGGCGGTCCTTGTCTCCGGCTCGCCCAGCACGACCATTTCCGGCCTTAGCCACCTCAACGGCTCAACGGTGGCCATCCTTGCGGACGCCGGCGTCGAGGAGTCCAAGGTCGTCTCCTCCGGCCAAGTCTCCATCGGAACGGCGGCGTCGGTGCGGATCGCTGGGATCCCCTACGTCTCGCGGCTCCAACCCTCGAAGATCGAAGTGGGCATGGGCAACGGCACGGCGCAGGGGCGGCGCTTCGTGGCGAAGCGGGCCACGCTAAACCTCTGGAAGACCTTCGGGGCGCAGTATGCCGACGACCCGTCCGCGACCGATTCAAAGTGGTTTGAGGTGCTTGGCCGGTCCACCGAAACCAACAGCGGCGAGGCCGAGCCTTTGTATACCGGAATGGTTGACATCACCAATCTTGGCGCACACAAGACCAGTATCGACTTCACGCTCCGCCAGACCCTCCCGCTCCCGTGCAACATCCTTGCGGTGATTCCAAAAATTGAAGTCCTCGGCACATGATGATTCTCCCCACACTCATTTCCGCCATTGGCGGCGGCCTCGGGGTTCTCGGGCAACTGGGGAGCGCGAACCGCTACGCACAGACCGCGTCAATCAACGCGTCGATTGACGCCGCCAACGCGACCCAGCAGCGGGCGACGACCCTCAACCAGCTCCGCCTTGAGCGGGTTGGTATCGGCATTCAGCGTGGCGCGAACCGCACCAACCTGCGCCTCGCCCTTGCCGAGAACGAGGCCCAGCAGAGAAACGCCGAGCGGCTGCGGAACTTTGCCGAGGCCCGCACGGCATCGAGCCGGGAGGCGATCCGCCGGAAGATGCGTGCCTTCGATGAGTTTGAAGGGCGGCAGCAGGCGGCCACGGCGGCGAGCGGCATCCTCATGTCCGGCAGCCCCTTGGAAGTCATGGCCGAATCCGCAGCCCAATTTGCCCTGGAGGTGCAGGACGCGCAGGATGCGGCCAATTTCGAGCGCAACGACACCCTCGCCCGCGCAGGCATGATGGAGGCCGGGGCCGCCCTCGGGTCCGCCCGCGCCCGAGCTGATTACCAAATGGGGCAACGGGGAGCGGCTCTTTCCATGGCTGCCAACAAGCTCGGTCGCATCGGAGCCCAGACCGCCTACCAGATGGCCCTCCAGCAGGCGGAGATGAAGCGCCTCGCCGGAATGGACGCCGCCCAAGGGGCGACCACCTCGGCCCTCGCATCGGCCCTCACCGGCGTCGGCGGCCTGCTCCAGCAGAACTACACCAGCGATTACCTCGGCATGAACCTCCCCGGCGTGACTGCGCGTCCGGCGGGATCACCCATTTGGCGATGAGCCTACAACTCAACCTCATGAGCGAACAGGAACAGCACGAATTCTTTGAGGCGCTGGAGCGAATCAACCACGCGGGATCCGCTCTCAAGGTCATCGCATGGGCTCTGGGCGGCCTTGCTGCGGCGGGGCTGGCGGTGGCCGGGTGGGTCTTCACCGTCAACCAGGTGCAGGCGGAGCATGGCGAGGAGATCGCCGAGCTGCAGCCCAAGGTCGCGCAGTTGGAAACTCGGGCGGTGAAGTTCGACGCCGCGCCGCCTCCTTCGCAGGCGCAGTTCCACGAAATCGACAAGCGCCTCGACCGCACCGAGGACCAGCTTGCGGACATCAAGGAGCAGAGCGCCCTCATCCTCGAAGCCGTCAAGAAACTCGAAGCACGACCCTAAAATGCCCATCATTCCACAATATCGAGCAGAGGGACCGGCCCAGCCGGTGGCTCCGGCTATGGAGTCCCAGCAGGGTCTGCGGGTCGATGCGTCCACCGCCCTGCGCGGTATCGCGTCCTTGGCGGATGCGCTGGGCGAAATCAATCAGCCCGTCGCCAACGTCTCGCCAGAACTGGGTCAGGCAAGCGCCCGAGGGCTCCAGAACCTGGGGCAGGGCGTCGGCAACCTCGGGGAGGCCATGTTCGACGTGCGCCAGCGAATCGCGGAGGCGTGGAACTTCCGCAAGGTTTCCGAGGCCGGGGAGGCGATGGACCGGGAGGTGGCTGACTTTGAGGCTTGGAAGCTGACCGAGCCCAACCCGAACCGGTGGGAGCCGGAGTGGAACGGCCGCATGGAGCGCATCCAGAACGACCTGCTTTCCGGCGAGGATCTTTCCCCGGCGGCGAAGGACCAAATCTCCGCTCGGGTCATCAGCTTTGGCAACCGGCACGGCCTCCGGGTGGGCCTCGACGCGGCGAAGCGGGTCATCGGCTTGGCGAACGAATCGAACAACGCGGAGATCATGCGGGCGATGCGGGCCGGAGACCTGGCGACGGTTGAGAACCTCACCCAGTATGCCGTCGATCAAGGGTGGCAGGGGGCGGATTGGGCGGAGCGGACACGGTGGGAGGCGAGCGAGAAGATCCGCGAGGATGCTCTCAACGGGGCCAAGCTCAGGAGCGAGACCTTCGCCCTTCGCGGGCTGTGGCAGGAGGGGCGGGACGAGATCGCCAACGCGCCGTGGGAAACCGAGGACGACCGCCAGAATGCTGTCGCCAACTTCGACAGCAAGGTCGTGTCCCGGCAGATTCAGTTCGAGGTCATCGAGCGTGCGCGTGACGGCGCGGACCCGGACGACCTTATCGCGGAGCTGACCGCCAAGGACGCCGAGGGCAACTACGTCAACCACCCGGAACTTTCACCCATGATGCGGGCCGAGACTTTGGAGCCGCTATACAAGGCCAAGAACGACGAATACGCGTCCCAGGTCGAGGCCGCCGAGATCTACATTGGCAACGGTGACATCAAGACCGAGGGGGATCTCGACGCGTTCTTCGACGGCAAGCCCATCGACCCGCTCAACCGGTCGATCCTGACGGCCAAGCTCAAGGAGGAATTCGTCAAGACCGAGGCCGGCATCGTTGACCTCATGGCCAAGGCCGCTGCCTACGACCCGGCCAAGGATGTCGGAGGAGTTGCCGCCGGGGTTCTGGAGTTGGCTATCGGTCAGACCATGGGCGACGACCCGAGGGCGGAGGGCGCTCGAACCATCCTCGAAAAGCGCAAGAACGGGGAGCCGCTGACGTTTGGGGAGGACATCCTTGCGACGAGGAAGAAGGCCATGGAGGAAATGGCCCACGCCGGGGCTGATTATCGCGTCGAGGCCGGGAAGCTGGAACAGCGAGAGGTTTCGGGAAAGACGCTCTTCATCGACTTCAGTCAGCAGCCCGACGAGGGTGACGCGGCGCGATACGAGGAAACGGTCGATCCTTGGTGGCGGGGGCCGAGGCAGAAAGTCGGTCGCATCGTCGAGGTCAGCCAGGCGGATCGCGAAGATCTGCTTGAAGGCAAGGCCAAGTTTGTCACCGACCAACGGAAGAAGCGGGCCGTCGATGAGGATGTGGCGAAGACTCTCCTTGAAATGCAGCGCCAGGCCGACACCGGCGAGATGACGCGGGAGAACGCGCCGGAGGTCGAGCGCAAGATCACCGAGCCCGCCCGAGCGAAGGCCGCCGAAAAGATGGTCGATGAGAAACTCAGCGGCGACGACCCTCTCGGAATGTCACCCGCAGGGGAGAGCGGCCAAATTGACCCTGCCCTGTTTCCAGAAAAAGACCTCGAGTGGCTCAACAGCTACACCATCCCGGCGCAAGCCACCATGTGATGCCCATCCCAGAACAAGACGCCCTTCGTGCCATTGCCGTCGCAAAGGCCAACCCGAACGACCCTGCCGTCATCGCCAAGGCGCAGGCGCTCACCCGTGCCTATCAGGCCCAGCAGGAGGCCGCCGGTCTCTCCATGTTCCCCGAGCAGGAGCGCCGCCGAGACGAGCAGGCATCGACCCTCCGGTCGTTCTTCACCGAGCCCAATCACGGCCTTGATGAGGACACGCTTGTTTCCCTCAATGAAAACTTCCGCGAGTCCCCGGACGAGAAGTTCAAGCTCTTCAACCGGAAGTGGTTTGAGGCTGCCGGAGTCCCCAGGGAGCGCGTCGAGCGCGAGGCCGATGAGCTGATGAAGATCTACTCGGAAAGGGAGTGGGGAACTCCCTCCACGACCCACAAGCATTTCTTCGACCGCATCGCGAGGGATTACCAAACCCGCGAGGAGGTCGCCAACGCCGCCAAGGAAACCTCGCTCCAGAACCTGGGCGTCCTCCGCTCCGAGCTGGCCTTCAAGGAGCGGTTCCGCGAGAACTCCTCCTATGTGGGGCGGGAGCAGAAGTGGGACAAGGAGTTCCAATCCCTCAAGGACCGGTTCGACCAAAAGCTGGCTCCGCATCGCTCGACGGTCAAGCTGCTGTCGGCGGCCCTGATGACCAAGGAGGGCGTCGATGTGGAAGATCCCACGACGATGGACGAAGCCCTGGCCCAGCGGCGCGAGATCGACAATGCTGCGAGCTATCGGGAGCTGGCCGAGATGGTGATGATGGTCCCCGCCGAAGACCGCAAGCTCGTCATCGCTGCGGCGGTGGCGGCCAGCGCCAACGACGAGGCCGGGAGGAAGAGCGTCATGGAGGGGCTGGTCGAGAAGTTCGACCGGGGGCTGCGCGGCGGAATGGATTCTGTCGTCTCCATCGGTGAGCGCAGTCAGGCCATCGCCGTTGAGCGGGCCATTGCCGAGGGTGTCGAGGTTCCCGCCGAAAAGGCCGGAACGCCGGAGGAATACATGGAAGCCGTGCTTCAGCGCGTAGCCGGTGGTGACGCTTATGAGGTCCGGGCTGGAGTCATGAAGGCGGTGGCCGGGGCGGATTTCGACAAGCCCTCGGACGAGGTCAAGGACCAGGCTTTGGCCATGATCCGAGAAAACAAGGACGCCATCGACCTTCGGGACGAGCTTCGGCTCGCGGCAGAAAACGACATTGATCCGGTGACTTCGGAGTTCCTTCCCGTGCGCGGGCTTTACGCCGCCGCCGAGTCCGTCCCCTACATGATGACCTCCATGGCTCGCGGCGGATGGGCGATCAACGCCATGGCCTTGGCCGGGGATTCCTACCGGTCCCTTCGGGCGGCGAATCCGACCATGACCGCAGAGCAGGCGCAGACGCTCTCCATGCTTTCCGGTCCCTTCCAGGCATTCATCGAGAAGGGCCAGACCACACTGGCACTGGGCCAGTTCAAGGCCGTCAACCGCTTCTTCAACCAGATCACCCGGACCAAGGGCGCGGTCGCCTCGCGATTCCTCACCCGCACCGCCGCCACAGCCGGTCTGGAAATGGTTCAAGAGAACGTGCAGGATTTGACGCCCTTCGTGCTGCAAGGGCTCCTTTCGGCCCTCGACGAGGATATGCCGGAAGTTCCCTGGGGGCCGGTCTATGGCGACCTGCTCAAGCAACAGCCCGAACTGTTCTTCGCGGTGCTGCCACTGGCGGTGATCGGCGGCGGGGCCGGGACGTATTCGGATTTCAAGGGCGGGGCGGAACTTCTCACCTCCTACGACCTCCTCCGAGCCACCGGCCTGTCCGAGGCGGCGGCTTCCGAGGTGCGGGCGCTGGCAAGCCAGGGCAACGTCGAGGGGGCGCAGACTCTCCTGCGGCAGGAGTTCAAGACCCTCGGCCAGGACCAGAAGTCGGTGCAGGAGGCGCGGGCCGAGGCGATCCCCAGAATGATCGCGGAGCGCGAGGCCATGCAGCAGGCGCTGAACGAGGCCGGGGAGCTGGACATCCTCCCGGCCATCCTTCGCGAGGGCGAGAAATACACGCTCCGCTACTCCGGCGGGGAGGCGGTCCAATACGATTCCCACGCGGAGGCGTTCGCACGCTTCGAGGCGGTGGCCTCCAGTGCGGTCGCCGCCCTCCATGAGGACATGATCACCGCCGCCCGCATGACCACCTCGCAGATCGAGCGGGGCCGGGAGGTGAAGTTCATCGTTTCTCCCCTGCGTCCAACGACCGAGGACATGGAGGCGCAAGGGGTGGCGACCGGCGAGGACATGGCCCAGCGCATGGAGATCTCCGAGGCCGACAAGGCGCTCACGCCCAAGACCGAGGAGCGAAAGGCCAAGGCCATGGCGGGCATGGTCGCCAATTCGCCGGAGGCGAGGACGGCGGTCAACTACATTCTCGGATCCGCCACTACCTCTGAGGCCGCGCCGGATTCCTTCGGGGACCGGGTCGTTCGCAACACGGTGCGGCTCTACCAAGGCGCGACACCCTTCACCCTCTTTGAGGAAACCGCCGAGGGAGACGCGAAGTTCATGATCCGCGAGCTGGGCCTCCGGCGGTGGATGATCGGGGCGCTCCGGCAATGGGAGGCGACGAGCGGGGACACCCTGTTCCGCGCCAGCATCAAGGAAGAATCGCAGATCAAGGACCAGGACATCGTCGAAGCCTATAGCAAGATGGTGCAGGGCTACCTGGCGGGCCGGTCGAAGTCTGGCGATCAGGGCAGGGTGTTCTCCAGCCGGTTCCGAAAAAGCATTGCCGACGCCCTCCGGGGCGACTTCGGGGCGGTGCTGACCGGGTATGCCAGCCTCTTCGAGGCCGTCTATCGCCGCGCCGCCATGATCGAGAAGGCCCGCCGGGACAAGACGTTCGACGGGGATCTGGAGACGTTCCTCGCGAAGTCCATCGGCGTGACCGAGCAAGGGCAGTTCGAGCGCACTGTAATCAAGGAGGGCGAAGGTATCGCCAAGGACATGGGCGTTGAGTTTCTGGATGAGCAGACGTTCTCGACCATGTCTCCGGTTCCTGTGGAGCGGATCCAGGCACTCATGCAACGCATCGACAGCATGTATGAGGCGGGGCAAACCGAAGGTGTCGCCGACCTGGAGGCCGAGCTTGAAATCCTTTTGGAGCGGGCGGAATCCGACCTCGACGGAATGGACGAGGGTGATGATTCAGAACAGACGTTCCTGCCCTACAAAGGGGCACCCGTGATTTCTCGCGATGAGGAGGAGGATCCCACGTTCCCGGAATCCGAACTTGTCACCCTATGGTATGAGTGGACCGGGAAGATTCGGTCGAGCAGAGGCATGGTTGACGAACTTCGAGAGACGTATGGGACGTTCGGTGCTTACGCGAAAAATCACACCGGCGGCGAATACGGGAGCTGGGCGATTCAAGAAGGGATCACCGACGAGCAGATCGAGGATGCCGCAAAAGAGGCGGCAGAGATTTACGAACGTCGGCGCACTGCGATGCTGCGGAGTCGCGTTGAAAACGTCACGTTCTCGACCATGCGCCTGAGCGAGCAGGACCGGAGATACCTGGAACTCGCGAAAGACCCCGAGGCGAACCGCGAGGAGTTGCAGCGGATGGTGGATGAGGCGGCTAAACCGTCTAGCGGTCTGGCGAGAGAAGTTTTCTCTACTTTGATGTGGGGCAATAATGAGATCGTAGACCCAGATGATTTTTTAAATGGGAGGTCTGTCCAAAAAGTTATCGAAAACGGAGGTGATATCTGGGACTACCAAAATCGGTTCGGCGGAGCGCATCCGTGGATGCCCGCAGATCTTAGTGATTTTCAGAGAAAAGAGCTTGCCGACTGGTTGTGGGACACCAATGGAATACTCGCCGAAATCAATACATTGGATGACGTTTCTATTCCGCCGGGATACCCAGACAACGAAAGCTCACGGGAAATGCGTAGAGGAGTTGTGGCGTATGCAAAGTGGCATCAATCCGCCGATCCCGTAACCTACGACGAATCCGGCAACGTCATCCCGCTATCGCAACGGTTCGACCAGACGAGGGATGAGATCACGTTTTCCACTCTTCGATTCGATGAGATCGCAAAGGAGGATCCCAAAAACGACGGAAGCAGGGTCGGCACTGCGTGGCAGGGAAAAGTAAAGCCGACCACTCAGGACACGAACGACGGTATTTCCACGGTTTCTCCGAAGGAACTGGAGAAGCAGATGGCAATGGTCACTCATTTTGTCGATGAGGTGCCGCTCCCGAAGTTCATCACGAAGTTTCGCAATCCCGAAAAGCGGATGCGAGCGTTCATCGACTTTCAAAAGAAGAACCTACTCGCACTTTACGATGCCTTCAATGACCTGTCTGCGGACTACGTCATCCGATCCACCCACTGGTATGATGGGGCGCGATTGCTCGCCGAAGGGATCCGGGACAATTTTTCCGTCACGGTAGAGCAAGCCTCTTCCATCATCGCAGTGTTCAGTCCGATGAAGGACTGGTTCCAGAACGTCGCAATGGGACAACGATTTGCCGACGTCATGGCAAACCACCGGAACACGACGATCCTGGAATCAGAGATGGGTGGGGCCATGCAGACCATGCTCAACGCGGCGGAAAATCCAGACGCGATCCGGGTCGCGTTTGCTGCAATCGAGGGAAATTCCATCACTCAACTCTTGGAGGACAGATCGCCCGAAGGAAGGAAGACTGCATCGGTCGCAGTTCGCCTGATGTCAACGCACGTTCACGGTCTCGATCACGATGTTCTTTCACCGGAAGGAGAGTCAATGGGGACAAGGAAGAACCTCGACGGAAGCAACAAGACGCTCGTCTGGCAGTCGTATGCGTTCATCGAAAAAGCGATCTCCATCTTCGAGGACGGAAGCCTCGAAAACATCTCCCGCGTCCTTGGGACGGAACACAAGATCCGCAACTTCTACAACAACATCGTTTCGCCGACATCCCCCTACGGAGACGCAACGGTGGACACCCATGCCGTGAATGCTGCGGTCCTTTATCCGATGGGGAACAAGGGCTACTTGGTCGGGTTGAACTTCGGCGGGGCGGGTGTTGCCGGTGGCGGGAATTCCGGTCTCTACTGGCTTTTCCACGAAGCTCTCCGAGAAGCGGCAGCAGAGAGGGGTGTCATGCCCAGACAGATGCAGTCCATCACCTGGGAAGCGATCAGAGGTCTCTTCACTGACATCAGGAAGCGGGACAAGAATTTCATTGCTCAAATCACTAAAATCTGGCAAACTGCAAGCGATGCTGACTCTGCAAGATCTCAAATCATTGGACTGGGAATCACTCCCCCCGAATGGGCCAGAGTGGCTTCCGGTGATTCGCGACTCGAAGGCGGCATGGGAGGCACTTCTGGGCAAGGCACTGACGCCGCAGGAAGTGTTCGATCTGGAGTTCGACAAGACGGGTCGCGCGGAGATCGTGGAGCAGGAGGGAGTTTCTCCGTAGTCCGCACCACCGGGGACATCGACACCCGGTTCGCGAGCATGTTCTCGCCCTTCGTCCGCTCGCCGGAACTGCGCCCGAAGCTTGGCGAAATGGCCCGCGAGCGTGGAGCGAAGGTGCTGCGCGAGGTGCTTCCCTACATCCTCCAGTCGAAGCGGAGCATCGCGAGCATCGACCGTGAGGCGCGGAGCATCGAGGCATTCGAGTATGACCGTCTCCTCCGCGAGACATTCAACGCGAACTCACCCGAGGAGCAGGAGGCACTTCCTCCGGTGGATCGTCAGGCGGCACGGTCGGAGGCTCAGTCCCTGGCTGAGAAGTGGAAGGCGCAGAAGGTGCGCGAGAAGAAGAAGGCACCGAAGGAGGTCATGATCGGTCACCTCCGGACCCTCGACGCGATCCTGCGTGCGCTCCCTGCCGAGGTTCGCGGGAAGATCGGCGGGTTTGTCGCCATCGCGAAGCTCACCGATCCCGATGCCATGCTCGATGAGATCGAGGCGCGGGTGAAAAAGATCGACATCGAGGTCGAGAAGTGGCTCCGGAAGGAAGCGGAGACCCGGCGGAAGAAACTCTTCAAGCAAGCCGAGCCGGTTCGAGATGCCGCCGGGAAGAAACCGAAAGGCAAGGCGGGCGCTGACATCCACGACCTCTTCGACCGGCTCAAGGAGGCGCTCCTGTGGGACGGCGACCAGGCGGAGGCGTGGGCAACC